GGCGATCTCGCTCCTCTGCAAAAAGGGCACCTGGTAACAGGTCCCCCCTTGCTGCGAGGAGAGAGTCCGGTGAAAACCGGACGACCATGCTAACGCATGGTCCTCCCTTAAATGGGATAGAACTCCACCAACAACGGTGGGAGGAAAATTTTCCTCAATAGTTCCGAGGGTCGGAAAGGCCCAGGAAGGAATTTGGTAGGGCGAACGGTTTACGTTCGCCTCCTTGGACAATAGTGTCCAAAGGTTGCGTAGTCAACGAAAGGATGGTGTTATCCACCACATCTTTGATGAGGTGTGACCTATAAACACCCGTTAGTCTAACTCTAGAAGAGAAGACGACGTCCGCTCGGACGTCTAAGACCTCAAAATATGCGGTCGTTGGATCGGTATTAAACATAATATGATATGTTTGACCGAAATCTACAAAGACTCGATAGTCTTTGGGTTCCCTAGCAAGGGGACCACACCACTTCTCAATGTGGCGATCGACGTATCCAAAGAGATAATCCTCTGGATCGATCATATAGAGGAGGAATTCCTCCTCATCCTCAAGGTGACGCTTTTGTCGACCTATCAAAGCCAGCTGGTTAGCTAGCTTTTTATCTTTGCTTATCAAAAAGCAAATCTTCGGGAGGGACCAAGCCCTCTGAAATTCATAAATCAAGTATGAATCGGACTCTACATAACGATGTAGCTGGTCCCGAACCCTCTCAGGAGGAGGGTTCCGGAGTCGTAACGACTCAATTAACTCATCAAGAACAGAGTCTTGAGAGTGGCCTTGAGTTTTGTCCTCAGGCCCTCTTCCGCCATCGCGGAAGGAATACCCCATTCCGAGGTAGTCCATGGATTTCAATCTCGATTGAATCACAAGGAAGGACGGATTGTCCTTGAAGGTGAAACCTGAGTCTCGCCAAACCCGAAAAAAATCGGAGCACAAGTCAAGAGATAACTTGTGCAGTCCAGAGCTACGAGAGCTCATGACATTGTCCCGAGGAAACTCGAGAACTGGTGCTTTCCAACCTTGGAGAACACAATACCAGTAATATGACCGGTATAATCGGAAATAACATTTTTCCGGAGATTCAAGCCCTCTGAGCTTGATGGCGCCGAGATAATGCTCGTCACCAGTAATGATCATGGATGGATCCATCCACGACTTCATTTCGTCCAGTTTAGGTACCATCATATGGTATTTCTGGACAACCTCGTTAAGGTTTTCGTTCCTTAAGTACCGGAAACCCCAACCACCGTGGAGTAACCTCTCTACGCGGTATGCCACTTCACTGGCATCCCTTGACTTGTATAAAAATACAAGATACATAAATTCTTCAGTCATGGGGAAAGCTCCATCCCCACCTAATTGGTGAGGGAGGAAAGGACACAGGGTATCCGCAGGCTGCGGAACCACAATGTGCTGGATTAAACTAGCACGTGAGAAGAGATCTAAGGCTCTCTCAGATCCATTTTGATGGATCCACCGAGTCTCCTTACCAAGTAGGGAGAATCTTCCTATATCAGTATAGGAAGGTGAAATTGTCTCAACCTTTACAGGAATCAAGAGACGAATACGTGGATAATCCACGTAACAAGAAGGCGCCTTACGGCGCGTAGCGATGGAAGGCAAATCCTTCGCATTTTGTGGCACAAGTGCCGCCTCCTCACAATAGAAGAGGAATTTCTTGGAGACGAAATGATCGTCTTCAGAGATCTTGAAGCCCATCGCCACCATTACCTTTTGGTAACGGTGGAGATCTTCAGGCTTCTTTGAAAGTGCGACGACATCGTCGCCGCATATCCGGGCAAAGGGGATCCTAGAATCCCGAACCCCGATTTCATGAGCGATGGTAAGAATTACCTTCGTTAATCTGTCTCCCATGAGCCAGCCGTTCCGCTTAACAAAGTAGCGGACCTTACCCGGAAAATCAGTCCGGATAACAAGTCTCTTCCCTAAGAAAAGAGTCTTTACGAGGTTATAAAGCCCCGTTGGAAAGCCGTCAATTCGGCTTAATTTCTCGCCAAGTTTAGCGAGAATTTGTCGGGCCACGGCGATATCGCCGTAGTCTGTTGCCTCCTCCAAATCGGAGGAAAGAGCGTAAACTGGTCCAGTACCAGACTCTCTAATTCCTACCCACAATCCGTTAGACGGATCAAGGTCATGGTATAAAGCCTCCCAGAGATTCCTCGTGGAAAGGAGGCCAGTCCGACTGATGCCGGACACAATCGCAGGCTGTAAAAGCTTTGCGATCACACCAAGAAGAACTTGGTATGGAAGAGTCCCAACCGTAACGGTACGGGACTTAGAAGGTTCCGCAATGGAAATCATGCGGACCATCCTGGTATGAACAGGATAAGCGAGTGCTCGGTGAATACACCAAGACACAATATCCCCTGCCGAACGGCAGGGTCTCGGATCACAACGGGTCCGGGATAGATCGATGGGATCATACTCCCATTCGAGTACTTTCCTCCTACAGAGGTAAGCAATGCCGGCGGATTGTCCGCCGGATTTCCGCTTGACTTCAAAGCAAGCGTTTGGCCCAGTAGGGATATGGGCATTTTCACCCTTAATCTTTAGGGTGATCCTCTCTGCAGTAGCATTGAGGTGCACGGGTGAAACCCGTGGTTCTTGATCTGGGATATATCCCAGGTAAGCAGCGGAGATACCGCTGCGACGGTAAGTCCGTCTTTTTTCTGAGAGAGTTTTCTCAGCTT